GGATCTGTCGAGGAGTATGATGCTTATATGAGTCTGCCAAGCGGATTCAGCACCAACGCGACATACAACCCGAACACAGACGATTATTCAATAATGGCTAGATACATGAAAGAATTTTAAATGGCTGAAGGGGAAAAAGTTCCATCCATGGATAGTTACGGGGAAATGAAAAGTTTCGACCCGACTTACAGGATGAAAACCAGAGATGCTATCGCTAATTATTTACAAAGTCTTGGACTGGCTTCGACGCCACAAACAGCTCGAGACATGGCTGAGGGGTTTACCGGATCACCCAATCCTGCCACCGGTTATGTTGATTCTCTTGGGGTGCTTGATTTTACTCCTGTGGGTTTGGGCTTCGGAGCTGAAGAGGTGAAGCGCGATCTGAAATCAGCAGAAACACCTGTTGATTATGCAGTTGCAGGTGCTGGTGCTATTTTAACAGGTCTAGAGGCTTATCCATTAACCAAAACGATTGCCAGACCTGTGAAGAAATTTTTAAATAGCCTCAATGATAAAATTAAATAACTCCGGTCATTAAAGAGGGATAATCATATGGCAGGTGGCGCAAAATTAGCAAAGGCAGTCGTAGATAAAATCTCTGATCTGCTGACGATGTCTAACAGAAACTTTAAGAAAAAGCAAGCAGCTGCGAGACCAGACGAACGTATTGATACGTCTCCTATGGGAAACAGACCTGATAAAGAAACTTTGGATGAAGAGTCGAGAGAGATTGGGGCTCAGATAAGTGCATTGCTCAAAGAACCTGTTTGGGAGTCCGACCGCAGTTTCCGAACGTTTGACCCAGACGCAATCATGAGCTCAGCAAGAAGAGCTCAAAAACCAGAAGATCATCCATACCAGAACATTCAAGACATGCAATGGGTTTTGTCCACTCCGGAGACTCACCGCAAATTAAATCCACCTCTTTATTCAGACAATCCAGACTACGAGATTAATGTTCTAGGGACAGACCCGTTTGAAGTTTCAAGCGACAAAGCTAAAGTAGACTATTATCGTCGAGCTTTTAAAGAACGACTTCCAGAAGATTATCGATTTAACAGAACAACAAAAGATGTTTACACCGGATGGAAACAAATACCAATGATGGTTGCGAGATACGACCCAGATCAAGGTGCAATATTCATCAAAGGTCATGAAGGTCGTCATTTCAGCAGAGCTCTCGAGGCGGAAGGTCAAGGTAGATCGAATTACCTCACAGAAATATATAAAATGGATCCGGAGAATTTTCCAGATTTGAAAACTCTAGACCCAAACACACCTATTTACAGCGACAGAGGCAGACTTACGAGAGACGAGAGTGGTAATTTAAAATTCGGTGAACCAGAAAAAGTTGGAACGCTCGGAGAGTTATGGAAAGTTATTTACGGAGTCGGTGGTGTTGGAGCTCTACAGAATCTTGGCTCATATGAAGAAACAGTTCCGGTGATGCCATGATTAACAGAAGTGCAGTCTCATCTTTAATTTCTAAAGGAGGTCGTATGAAAAAGCAAAAGTACAAGGACAAGAAAGACGAGTCCATGGGTATGAAGAATGGCAAAGAAAGCACCAAGAAAGCCAGCATGAAAACCAGACGCAAGCAAAGCTACGGCATGAAACGAGCCATGGGCAAAAAAAGCTAATGTCTGAGGAAGAACAAAACGTCGTAAATGTTTTTGTAACAGGGGTTTCGATTAAAGGAAAGTCGGAGCTGAATAAAGATGACAGTGACAGACCTACTGAAGAAAATCAAAAGCAACCTGAAGAACGAAAAGACGGCGATAGCGAATGATATGGTTGAAGGTCGCATGAGCGACTTTCAATCGTATTCTCGAAACGTTGGTTATGCAGAAGGTCTTGAAAAAGCCTGTGAGCTGATCGACGAAACTTTAAAACAACTAGACGAAGAGGATGATTAACGCATGTCTCATCAGCATGAAGAAACGCAGTTGGAAGCAACTGAATATCCCAAACCAATGGGATGGAAAGTTCTAGTCAAACCAAACGAAGTCAAGAAAACGACCAAGGGTGGCATTATTCTTTCAAACACCAGTCAGGAGAATGAAGAATATTTGACCGCACATGGGCATATTCTGGCGATGGGCGATTTGGCTTATCGAGACCGAGATTCTGGTCAGTCATGGAAAGGCTCATGGCCCAGTGTCGGTAACCGAGTTACCTACGGCAAGTATGCCGGACAGAAGCTCGTAATTAACGGGGTTAAACTCTTGCTACTGAATGACGACGAAGTAACGTCGATTCTGCCAGATGGTGCGAGCATAACCTCATATGTCGAATAGGCGACGAACCATGGAGGACGCCAACCATGTCACAAGATGATATTTTAGCAGAAATAGAAGCAGAAATCGGCAGGACCAAGCAGAAATCTGGTGTTGATTCCGACGAGCCTCTGGAAATAGAGATCGAGGACGAACCAGAAGAGCAAAAAGCTAAACCCAAAGCTGATAAACAACCAAAAGTCGACAAAGAAGAAGATTCCGACGACGATGAAGAGGAAGTTTACAGCAAAAAGGTTCAAAACAGGATTAAAAAGCTCGTTGATCAGCGACGACAAGCCGAGTTGCAAACTCGTCAATATCAAGAGCAAATGTCTCAGCTTCAATCTAGGCTTGACAGATTGGAAAAAGGCAACACAAGCCGAGCCGAGCAAGACTTTCAATCCCGTTACAACCAGACCCGCATGGCTTTAACAAAGGCTGTTGAGGAAGGTGACACCGAAGCACAGGTCAGTTTCCAAGAGCAACTGGCAGATATGCGTGCAGCAATGCGTATCGCCGAGATGCAAAAGCAACAGCAGCAAAGTCAGGCAATTTCACCAACGGTTGGTCGGGCACAACAAGCTGCAAAAGCACCACCACCACGTTTAGCGATGCAATGGTGGGAGCGTAACAATTGGTTTAACAGCAAGGGTTTTGAGCGAGAAACCAACGCGGCAAGAGCCATAGATGTTCAATTGGACATTGAAGGCTTTGATAAAGAATCTGATGAATATTATAAAACATTAGATAGACGTTTACGAAAAATGTTTCCGGAGTTAAACTCATCGGAAGAATTTGAAGAACCAAGTAAACCGAAGGAAAAAAGCAGAGCACCAGTCGCCCCAACTGCTGGCGGTTCGACGGCTTACAAAGGAAATCGAGTTCGGATGTCTCAGGATCAGTTAAGGATGGCGAGGGAACTTGGTATTCGTGATGAAAAAAGTCTGAAGCTATATGCCGATGAAATACGAAAACAGAACAGGAGCTAATCATGGCTGATAACAGAAATGTAAGAGCAAACGAAACTCGATCAGATAAACGTGCTGAAGAGGCAAGACCAGAAACAGCATGGAAACCACCATCAGTGTTGGACGCACCCGAACCCAGACCTGGGATGGTTCAACGCTGGATAGCTACCTCGATTCAGGGTAGGGATAATCCGGACAACGTGTACAAACGTATGCGAGCTGGCTGGAACCCTCGCCCTGCTGACACAGTGAAAGATAAGAGATACCCAACTATCAATCATGGGCAGTGGGCAGGTTCAATAGGAATAGAAGGTATGTTGCTTTGCGAGATGCCGGAAGACAAGTACAACGCGATGAAAAACTACTACCGTGGTCGTAACGTCGAGCAGAACGAGTCGATTCCAGGAGAACTTGATGCGATGGCAAGATCTGGGGGCATTCCTATTCAACAAGATAGGAAATCAACAAGTAGTCGTGGTCGGGATTTATCCGTCATGACTGATGATTAACTGCTTTAAAGGAGTAGCGAAAAATGGCTAATGCAGATGCAGCCTTTGGGTTCGTCCCAGTTCGCCACATGAGCGGTAATGCACCTCGTGCTAATAAATACACCATTACTTCAGGTTTAGCTGAAAACATTTTCACTGGTGATGCGGTCATTTTGACTTCAGACGGTGTTCTTAATGTTGCAGCTGCAACTGAAACAAATATCGTTGGTGTATTCGCAGGAGTTTCATACACTGCAAGTGATGGCTCTTATGTTTATAGTCAATACTGGCCAAGCGGCACTACTGCTACAGATATCGTGGCTTATGTTTACGATGATCCGTACACAGTGTTCAAAGTTCAATCAGCTGGCTCTCCAGCCCAAACCAATATCGGCAACTGTGCTGATATCGTAGTTGGGTCTGGTTCAACCAATACTGGTCAATCAGGTATGGAAATTTCTGGAACTATGGCAGCGACCGCAGCACAAACAAAGATTCTGGCTCTTTATGATGCACCAGAGAATGCGTTTGGCGCGAATGCAGTCATGGAAGTGCTCATCAATGAGCATATCTGGAAAGATTCAGCTGGTATTTAAGGAGGATTGAAAAATGGCAATGAATAGAGCGCAATTTGCGAAAATGCTCGAGCCAGGACTCAACACCCTCTTTGGCTTAGAGTACGACCAATACCCACCTGAGTGGTCTCCAGTTTTCTCAACAAGTTCTTCTCAAAAAGCATTTGAAGAAGACGTATTGTTGGAAGGCTTCGGAAATGCTCCGGTAAAAGCAGAAGGTGCTGCGATCTCTTACGATTCAGCATCACAGCAATGGACAGCTCGCTACCAGCACGAGACCATCGCTTTGGCATTCAGTATCACTGAAGAAGCCGAAGAAGATGGACTTTATGGCTCGATAGCAGCTCGTTACACCAAAGCACTAGCTCGCTCAATGGCTTCCACTAAGGAAATCAAAGCAGCAAACGTATTGAACAATGCGTTCAGTGGTTCAGGTGTAACTGGTGGTGATGGAGTTACTTTGTGTAACACTGCTCACCCAACCAGAGCTGGTAACCAGTCGAACACACTTTCGACTGCTGCTGACCTTTCTGAGACTTCGCTTGAGCAAATTCTCATCAACATCGCTGATATGAAAGATGATCGCGGTCTGAGAATTGCAGCACAGGGCAAGATGTTGGTTATCCCAACTGCTTATACCTTTGTTGCAGAGCGTTTGCTTGAGTCACAGTTGAGAGTTGGAACAGCTGACAACGACATCAACGCGATTCGCGCTGGCGGTTACTTGCCACAGGGCTATCACGTTATGCGTCGTCTGACCGATTCAGATGCATGGTTCGTTATGACCGATGTGCCTGATGGTCTGAAGCACTTCCAGCGTTCACCGCTCAAGAAGGGCATGGAAGGCGATTTTGAAACTGGCAACGTCCGCTACAAAGTACGCGAGCGATATTCGTTCGGGTTTACTGACTGGCGCGGTGTGTTTGGTTCCGAAGGAGCTTAACCAAAAGCGAATGGGGGAGGGCTTGCTCTCCCCTTTCTTGAATCCTGACTGCTTCGGCAGACATTAGCCACGACAGGAGAACATTATGGCTACTACTACTTTTTCCGGACCAATTAAGGCTGGAACCATTAAAGATACCACTGGTACTACGCTTGGCACTAACGTTGCTAACGTAGGTTATGTTGTGATGGCGCAATCTGCTGCGATTACTCAAAGCACAACTGCTGCTGGCACAGGAATTATTATTCCAGCAAACTCACAGATTCTCGAGATAACAGTTTTTGTAACGACTGCGTTCGATAACTCTGCGACTCTTAGCATTGGAACAACCTCATCATCTAATGAACTTGCGACTGCGGTTGCTGTTTCAACCATCAACACAATTAAACTTGCATCTCAGGCTACAATCCCTGACGCAGATGCTTGGGAAGATGTTGGTACAACGGATGTAGAGATTTATGTTGACTCAAGTGCTACTACCGCAGACGCAGGGGTTGCTACTCTGACTGTTACTTACATTCAAAACAATAACCTCGCATAACAGGAGGGTAACTGATGGCTGATATCGTAACAACAACTACGATAGCCGACAACCCTCGTGAAGCTGTGTTTTCCTTTCAATACCAGTATGTAGATACTGGTAACGAGAGTGCGGTCACTAAGATCGATGTATCTTCGTTAGTACCTAGTTCTAACGGGGATACATGCACAGGTGTCAGAATACTTGAGTGTTGGTGGATTATTGAGGGCTTGACGGTTGAGGTGTTGGCAGATGCCACCACTGACGTAATCATCATGCACCTTGCTGAAAGCCAACAGGGTTACCACAATTTCGAGAAGTTCGGTGGCCTTCCTTCAAGCTCCTCTTACGGCACAAGCCCAACTGGTGACATTAAATTCACCACAACAGGCTCAACTGCTGCTGGAGACGCTTATCAAGTAGTTCTGAGGGTGGCTAAACAGTATTAATAAGGAGAAAATCAGATGGCTCAAGTTTCTTCCATAAGTCGCGTCGGGACAACGGAGCCATTTGAACTCCAAATATCTCGCGGACAAATACCTTTCCATAAAACTGTTTTTAAGTTTGGTTACAATGCTGCTGTTGGAGCCACCAAGGAAACTATTTGGGAGCAAGGCGGTTTATACGCTTATCCTGCATCAGCCACAGTAATGACTGTATCAAGCAGTTCAACTGACGACACTGCCGCAGGAACTGGTGCAAGAAC